CCTTCATACAATAATCAGAGGCTTGCAAACCAGTACCTCTTCTACGTTCCACGTGAGCTAAGGGCAGTCGCAGTAAGGCCTTACATTGCGCCATCGATTTCCTGGCCGAGAACTCCACATATCCTTGATGATGACGGGTGCCTTGTTCACCCTCCTCAAGCTGATATACAAGGTAAGTCATAACAGCCTCATCATAAAACGGAACGGAGACAGGATTGTTAGACGTGAAGCACCAAAATTTCACTGACATCTAAATTCAAACTCAGACAATACCCGAGGTGATGGTAATACTGGCCATCACCACCGGGGGGAACCTCTCTTTATATAGACCTAAGCCCCCAAAAAAAAACCCCACTTGTGTTACCGGGGGCTTACTGGGCTTAGTCAAACTATATATAATATACGCTCCTAATCGATAATCATGGCTAAAGCTCAACACGATAATAAGCGCAGAATCGTAGAAGGAGTAAAACGATTCGTAGTTAATGAAGGAGGAAAATTCCTCAAACGAAAGCTCCAGGAACAATTTACTGGTAGCTCTTCTACTAAAAATCAAAATCCGCGTGGAAGGGACGGTCCACAAATTATCGACACAAGTCAAAATTTCGTTACGCAGTTCGTTAAAAATAAAAAAACGAAACAAAAATCCCGCAAAACAAAGTTCGAAAAAAAAGTAGCTAAAGCTTTACTTGTAAAAACTTCAAAAAATATCTTTTTTCAATATTCGACTTATGCAAACTGGACAACAGATTGGGGAATAAACGAAGGTATACAACAAATGGTCCGTGGACAAGACGTAGGTTACACCGTTGGTGGTTTTCAAGACTCTACCGCTTTCCCTTTCAACTACTTAAAACTAGCAAGTGAAAACGTAGGATGGGTTAAAGCAGCTACCGCTGTAGCTCAAAAAATCAATAGCAATACAGAAGTTTATGTTTGTACTCTCATACAAGTCGATTACACCTTTAGATTAATTCCAAGTACAATTACTACCGCAACATGTGTAATTATGGATATTTATGAGTGTATAGCCGCACAGACACAAAGTTTGTTGGGACACACTACTCCTGCCAGTAGTTGGATAACTGTAGACTCCAACTTCGAACAACTCGTCAACGGCGCAGGGAACGCCCTATCTAAAGGTATGACGCCCTGGCAAAGCCAAGGGTTCGGGCAGTACTGGACAATTTTAAAAAAAACGCGAATAAGAATGACACCACTTGAACCCCACTGCTACCAGCTACGTGGCGTACCAGGCGTATATAACGCCGGAAAATCAATGAGTGGATCAGACGTCATTAAAGGCAAAACGAAAGGATTACTTTTCGTCATCTGTCCTGAACAATATAAAACAGGAATCGCGACATCAGTAGCGCTCATAGAAGTAGGCTTTAATAGGACGTGCCATTGGAAATTGCCTAACGGTGCAAGCGTAGTCAATCAAAATATAAAAACAATGGGCGAAATAAGTCAATATACATTGAGTACCCTATAAGTCTCCGCTTCGCTCGAGCGCACACATATCGAACCGCAAGCGGTCCTCTTACTTTCTATATAGCCGCAGCGCATAAAAAATAAAAAATTTTAAAATATATTTATTACATTAATAACCCTCCACCGATCCGCACTCAACTGCGATCGGTCGGGAGGTGAGTTTGAGAAAATAACGACGTGAGGGGTGGTAAACCTAACTCGTCGTACGTCGTACTTAGTCGATAAGAAATACCCGTTCTTAAATGATTCGGCAACGGCGTAGGGGAAGTCGACTCCTGCTCGGACCCAATCAAAGAAAACATAGGGCTCAAAGGCATACGCAAAGTATATGTCGGCGTGACGACCTCCTGTAATTGTGTAGGTGTGGTCGGGGGAGTAAGAACCACAAAAGAGCGATTTTCCCGAGTTTCCTGCTGGGTCGTGGATCCAGATGACCTCTCGGGGGCTGGGGGGCTGGGATAAGATTGCGACGAGCTCTGTCTGCCACCCGGGGCGGGCCAAAAAGGGCTCGGGAGCAGGAAGTCTGGCTGTCCGATGATTCTCGTAGGCCTGGGCGACAAATCTGGGATATTTGGCATGAATGTCCGGAAATGACTCGAAAGAATCGCGCCTTGAAAGTCCGTCAGCAACTGCCCTGATAAATTCGTTAAGATCGTTCCGATTACCTGGCCCAGGTGCCAGTACTCCATGAACTACCGTCGGTTCTATTCGTCCCTCCTTCATACAATAATCAGAGGCTTGCAAACCAGTACCTCTTCTACGTTCCACGTGAGCTAAGGGCAGTCGCAGTAAGGCCTTACATTGCGCCATCGATTTCCTGGCCGAGAACTCCACATA